TGTACAATTAGAATCATCTAAGTAATGGTAATAAAACAAAATTTAAGTTCATTAAGTGTTGCCGCTAATAAGCCAACACCCACTACTAAAACTACACCTACCCAAGTAGGAAGAGTATACGGTGTTATTACTACACCAGATACTCCTACTAAAAAAATGTTTGAAAAAGCAGGGGGATTAAGTTCTGTAGGAACTATTTTTTATCTTGATTACGATAAATCAATAGATGTCACGGGGAGTTATAGTGATACTTTTTTAGATGGGTGTAAAAAAGCAATTCCTTTTTCTCAAAATATTCCTTATCCACTACCTGGAGAATTAGTATCTTTAGAAGATTTACCATCAGCAGCAACTCAGATATCAAATCCATTATCTCAAAAATATTATACAGGAATTATTCACATATATAATAATCCCCAACATAATTCTCAACCTGCAGGAAATAGATATACTTTTAAAACTTTTAAAGCTAATGAAGACGTAAGAAATTTATTGCGTTTTGAAGGAGATAATGTAATACAAGGACGAAATAAAAATTCTATTCGATTTACCAGTACTGTAAAGGATAAAGCTAATTTAAATGAATGGAGTAATGGTCCCGGAGAAGATGGTGATCCTCTTATTATAATAAGTAACGGACATAACATAGACAAAAATAGTAAAATTCATATTGAACAAATTAATAATGAATATTCTTCAATTTATTTTACTTCTACCCAACAAATTCCTTTAGTACCTGATAGAAATGATACTTTAAATAAATTAACAAAACCAACTAAAGTATCAGATTATTATGGACCTCAAGTTATAATGAATGGAGATAGAATAGTAATAAATTCTAAAAAAGATGAGGTAATGATATTTGCTTCATCTAATATAGAATTAAATACCAATAACGTAATTAATTTAAATGCTAAAGAAAGAGTACATATTAATTCAAATAATATAAGTTTAGGTAGTACAAAAAATGGAGAATTAGCTGAAGAACCTTTAATATTAGGTTTACAATTAGTAGATCTTTTATCCGAACTAATGGGAAGATTAACTTCCTTCTCAGTAAATGTATCAACAGCTATATCATCCCCAGAAGGTGCTGCATTATCTGCTATGAATGTAGCTGCTACTACGTTAAATGACTTTTTAATTAAAAAAATGGATCCTGAACAATTATTTAAGTTATTATCTAAACAAAATACAACAGTATGATGGCCACTAATAATACATTAAATAAGTCAAATACATCAAATCTTATTCCTGCTGAGATTAATGCTACTGTTGCTATTATTGGAAATCCAAAAGCATTTGGAGATCAAATAAAAGAATTAGCAAAACAAAAAGCAATACAAGCTGCTTTAGGTATTGTAAATAAATTAAAAAAAGAAATCGAAGATGTAATTAAGAAAAAAATTAATCTAGAAATAAATCATATTCAAAAACTTTATGATTTAAATACAAAAGCACACCCTCCAGATATTATTTTAAATGGAGAAATTACTAAAGGGATACCTATTTTAACAGAAGAGGAATATAATATTGCTGTAGCGTTAGAAAATAAAAATTATGAAGATACTAAAAGACTTCTTCAAAAAGATCAAGATAATTTAAATGAAAGATTATTAAAAATTATTACTGATCCTTATAAAAAAGCAAAAGATAAATATAAAAAATTAAAAAGTAAATTAACAAAAAGAAAAAGAAAATCTAAAGAAGAAAAAGCAAGAGCTAAAGCAAGACGATTAAAACAATTAAAAAACTTTGCTAAAAAAACTTTAGTACCAATAGCTATTTTTTTACTAACTGAAGAGTTAATTAAAATTATTAGTAATAGTGGAGAACTTCAAGATTTAGTAGACCAAACAAATGCCGCTATTGAAGATGCAGATACGCCTGCTAAAATAGATCAAGCTAAAATTTTAAGAGACAATACTTTAAGAATAATAAATGATACTGAAAATAAAATATTAAACGTAACTAAACAATTATCCCAATACCAACTATATATTCAGATATTTGATACTATAATTACAGTAATTCTATCAATACCAATCCCAACATCTGTTCCTCCAGGTATAGGCGTACCAGTTAATTTTATACTTAAGTTACAAAAAGTTCTAGGTAAAGCTGAAAAAATAATAACTGGATTAAGTGCAGCATTAGCTTTTATAATTCCTATATTAGAAGAAGCTATTTATATTTTAGAAGATCTTAAATTACAACTGGAAGATATTAATGGTTTACTTGATGGTAAAACATTAGGGTTATTAGATAATGACCAATTAAAAACTGCTTTAGATTCAATTAGATTAACTAACGGTGATTTTGAATTATATAAAGGATTTAAATTTGCTGTAAAAGAAGATCAAAATTTAGGAATACACACTGCGGTAGAAGTTAAAGGAGTTAAGCGACATTATGCTGTAGCTATTAATAGAGATAATGTAGAAATACTTAAAAGCGAATATTCATTTACCCAAGATCCACAAGTATTAGTGGATCAATTAAAATTAATAATAGATCAAAAGAATTTACAAGGATAAATATTTATAATTATGAACATTAAAGCATTTAAAAAATTAATTAAAGAAGCCGTAATCGATGCTATTCATGAAGAGTTACCATACATTCTTGAAGAGCACATGGCTAAACAAGAGAAAAAAGCATTACGTGAAGGTAAAACTATGAACTTTACTAGTGCTAATGTACCAACAAATCCACTATCTGGTGGTGTCCGCAACCAATTAGCGGCACAAATGGGTGAAGCATTTGGTTTTCAACAACAATCTAATAAATTGGAAGTAATCAATGCCGTTGATGAAAATACAGGTGAAAAAGTAAATCCATTTGCTGCCTTTATTGCTGATGCTGCTAATAACATGTCACCAATGGATAGACAAGGATTAAGACAATTAGATTAATATGCCAATACCTCAAACAATACGTGTAAATCCGTTAGATTTACAAAAGAATATTGCTATTGGGGTATCACTACCTTTTAATAGTAGTAAGGTTTTTAATAGTACTTATTCAACTAAAGATCAAATTAAATCTAATTTGGTTAATTTACTGTTAACAGATAGAGGTGAAAGAGTAATGAATCCTGAATTTGGAGCAGATATAAAAAAATCTCTATTTGATAACATAACTCCATCAGGATTAGAAGTATTAAAAAGTAAAATAACAAATGCTATTAATATTTTTATACCTGAAGTAGCAGTAACTGATATAGAAGTGGTTTCAAATACCGATTATAATACTTTAAATATAACTATAAGTTATTTTTTAAAAATATCAAATACACCTGATCAAATAACTGTACAATTTACATAATAATGTCTGAAGATAAAAATATATCATACTTAAATAAAAGTTTTAGTGACTTTAAAGCTAATCTAGTAAACTACACTAAAACATATTTCCCAAATACCTATAATGACTTTTCAGAAGCTACTCCTGGAAATTTATTTCTTGAAATGTCTTCTTATGTTGGTGATGTGATGTCATTTTATTTAGATACTCAAGTACAAGAAAATTTCTTATTATATGCTAAGGAGAAAGAAAACTTATACGCATTATCTTATGTAATGGGTTATCGTCCTAAAGCATCATATGCTTCTAATACTACACTGGATATATACCAACAAATCCCAACAGTATTAAGTGGTAGTTCTTTAGTACCTGATTTTTATAATTATGGTTTAATAATTCCCGCAAACACATCTTTAACTTCTAACTCAACAGGACTTAAATTTTTAACTACTCAACAAGTAGATTTTACTGATTCGGGTAGTGCTGATATTACTTATTATAACAATAGTTATTTCTTAGTAAAAAAATCAGTTAAAGTTATTTCTGCTGAAATTAAGTCAACATCAGTATCTTTTGCACCTAACCAAAAATTTGCTACTACTAATATTATTGATGATAACATATTACAAATACTAAATGTTACAGGTAGTGATGGAAATATATGGTATGAAGTACCTTACTTGGCACAATCTTCTATATTTCAAAAAGTAACAAATACTGGTTCTGATGCAAATCAAGTTCCTTATTTAGTACAATTACAAAGAGCACCTAGAAGATTTGTTTCTAGAATACTATCAGACAATACATTACAATTAGAATTTGGAGCAGGTATATCTAATAAAACAGATAATCAAATTATTCCAACTCCTGGAAATATTCAATCTGGAATTGTTCCTGGTATTTCATTGTTAACAAATAACTATAATGAAGCTTCTTCTTTCTTTACTCAAGAATATGGTTTAGCTCCTTCTGGTTCTTTAACAGTAAAATATTTAGTTGGTGGTGGTGTTACTTCAAATATTCCTGTTAATGATTTAACTATAATAGATACTTCAACTGCTTATTTTAAAAATGGAACTCCTATAACAGGATCAACATATGTTCTTCAAAGTATAGTCCCAACAAACCCTAATCCTTCTACAGGAGGTAGAGGTGGAGATACATCAGAAGAAATAAGACAAAATGCTTTATATTCATATTCAACTCAATTAAGAGCTGTAACTAAAGATGACTATATTGTGCGAGCATTAAGTATGCCTTCTGATTATGGTAATATAGCTAAAGCATATGTTTCCCAAGATTTTAATAAAAATCCACAACAAACAGTATCTTATACTCAAGATTATAATCCGTTATCTTTAGACTTATATGTATTAGCGTATAATTCTAATAAAAATTTAACAACAGCTTCTACTACTTTAAAACAAAATCTAGTAACATATCTTAGTCAATATAGAATGGTTACTGATGCTATTAATATTAGAGATGCGTTTTATATTAATATTGGAGTTAATTTTGATATTGCTATTTTAAGTGGATATTCTAATAAAGATGTATTAACAAATTGTATAGTTACTTTAAAAGACTATTTTGATATAGATAAATGGCAAGTAAATCAACCAATTATACTTTCAGATATTCAATCAAAACTTTTACAAGTTAAAGGAGTACAATCGGTAATTAAATTAGAAGTAGTTAATAAACAAGGAGGAAATTATTCTCAATATGGATATGACATTGCAGGTGCTACTAAAAAAGGTAATATATATCCTTCATTAGATCCTGCTATATTTGAAGTTAGATATCCTAACACAGATATACAAGGTAGAGTTGTTGTAAGTTAAAAATTAAAAATATGAATCTAGAAAAATTAAAAGGGCATGTTCCTGACACTGTTATAGCTCAAATCCCAGGAGTAATGGAAAAATTCCAAATCAATACTCCACTACGTTTAGCTCATTTCTTAGCTCAATGTGGCCACGAATCAGGTGGGTTTAGATTAACTAAAGAAAACTTAAATTATAGTGCTAAAGGCTTAATGGGTATATTTAAAAAATATTTCCCAACCGAAGCATTAGCTAAACAATACGAACGCAAACCTGAAAAAATTGCTAATAAAGTTTACTCATCTAGAATGGGTAATGGTGATGAAGCAAGTGGTGATGGTGCTAAGTTTTGTGGTCGTGGTTATATTCAATTAACTGGTAAAGATAATTATACAGCATTTGGTAAATCAATAAATGAAGATATTGCTGCTAACCCAACATGGGTAGCAGAAAAATATGCATTATTATCAGCTGCTTGGTTTTTTAATAAAAATAAATTACACATTATGGCAGATGGTGGCGCAACTGATGCAGTTGTTACATCTATTACTAAACGTGTTAATGGTGGTACTATTGGTTTACCTGATCGTATCAAACATTTTAAAGAATATCACGCATTATTAGCGTAAAATAGTTTGGTATTTAACATATTTATATGTAGTAATTACTAACTATGGCAATCTATAAAATATTCCCTGAAAAAAGTGCTACTCTATATTCATTTTATCCAACATTAAATACTGGATTGGATGAAATATTAGAAATTAGCACCTTTAAATCAATCAATAGCACAGATGAGGTATCACGTGCTTTAATTAAATTCCCAACTAATCAAATAAGCGAATCATTAGCTAGAGCTGCTGGTAAGGCATTTGATGTATACTTAAAGTTATATTTAGCTAACGCTTCATCTTTACCCTTAAACTATACGTTATTTGCCCACCCAATAGCAACTGATTGGAATAAAGGCACAGGTAGATTAGGTAATTCTCCTATTACTACTGATGGTGCTGGATGGAAATATAAAGACCAAAATAGTGGAAGCGCATGGTTTTCTGGTTCTTTTACTTCTGGAACTACAGGTTCTTATGGAAGTGGAAGTAATGTAGGTGGTGGATTGTGGTATACTAGTTCTAACTATCAATCAACACAATCCTTTACAAATTTAACTTCTAAAGATATTGAATTAAAAGTAACAAATGCTGTAAGTGCAAGTTATACTAATATTATATCTAATTATGGTTTTATTTTAAAGCACTCTTCATCTATAGAATTTACAACACAATCTAAATTTGAAACAAAATATTTTTCAG